CCCCAAACAGGACCACGCGGTCACGCACGGCATCGTAGGCGAGGGCATGGGCATAGCGTGCCGGCGGGAAGGTGGTCGGAAAGGCGTTGGTCCACGTCGTTCCGTCCCACGTCCGAACCTTGTGCAGCGCCGTATCGTAATAGGTCCTACCCTCGGTAGGCGAACCCGGCGCGGCGGCGAGTTGCTCGAAAGGATGCGAGCGCGGTCCCGCTGTTTCGAGCGCGGTAACACGTCCGTCGAGCGCCGTATCTGCTGCCTGGAGCGCGGTGACGTCCGATTCCAACGCCCCTACCGCTGCTTGCTGGTCGCCCCACCCCTTGAGCAGTGCGTTGATCGCGTTGGCTGCCTGCCGGACCCATTCGGGAATGCTGGCAGCAGTGACGGGGACGCGCAGGCTCATCTTGCGCCGCCGCTGGCAACGTCGAGTTCTAGGCCCTGCTGATACGACCACACGGCGCCGGCCGCGAAATCGAGGCGCGGGGCGATGTAGCGGGCATTGGCGCGCACCGGGATCAAGCCCGAGGGCATCAATGTGCCGAACGCGGTGGCCGAAGCAGCGTCCCCAAGGCGCGCACGGCAATCGAATGCTACCGACAAGCCGGACGTCGCATCGCCGAGCGGTCGGACCTTCTTAACCCGCGTCCGATATCCCGGGACCATCTCCTGAAACGGGCAGGTGAACGATGCTGCCATGTTCGCCCCCGAGAGCGTCCCGATCACATTCGTCTCGTCGACCATCAGGAACAGCGGATCGCCACCCGCAAAGCGCGGATCGTCGAAGCTGTAGGGGATCGTGTCGAGACCGCCGGGATAGAGCGCGTCGAGATCGTCGAGCGACAGGTTCGACGAAAATCCGGAGAATGCGGCCTTCGCATAGGTACGCAGCGCCGACCAGCGGTCGAGGGCATAGTCGTAGAGCAGCGTCAGCCCGGGAGCCCCCGGCATGGTCCACGACACGATATTGCGTCGCGGATCGGCGGCGGCATACATCTGGTCGAGCGTCGAGCGCGGGTAGGTGGTCGAGAACGTCCGGTCGACACGCTCCACGCCGATTGGAACGACCTGGTTGCCGTCGCAGCGCATGAATCCTTCATCCGACAGGAAATAGACGTCCCTGCCTACCTGCGTGATCGAGCCCCGCGACACGGCGCCGATATTCGCGCTGATCTCATCGAACTGGAAAGGGTTGTCCGGATCTCCCGTGTAGGACATCCGGACAACCCGCCCACGCTGGACGATTACGCCGTATTCACCGCCAGCAATCCCCATGACGTGCCCGCCGACGAGCATCGGTTGAAATCCGGCCTGATCGGTCCCGGGCGTATTTCCATCGGCGTCGTTGAAGGCCGACCATTGCACCATCAGCGCATCGCCGCCCGCCTGCCCATATACCACGAAATCGCGCACGGTCGCGACGACGAGCGCGGTTGGAGCACCGGGCACGTTCGCTATCGTGTTCGCGATCAGGTCGACCTTTTTCGTCGTCCCCCCGTTCACGCAGATTGCGAGGTCGCCGAACTGCGTGAAGCTCCACCGCCCCGGCACCGTCAACCCGGTCGCGAGCGCGGTCCAGCTTGTTCCCGAATAGCGGTAGATGGCGGACGTCGTGGCCCCGATCAGGGCGCCGGTTCCGTCCGAGGCGACAAATGCCGTTGCGTTGCTGAATGGCCCCGGAAGCGCCGCGGTAATGGCCTGGAACTGGCCCACGGGCCGATAGCCGTTCGCGCCCGGATAGGCATTTGCCATGTCGACGAGAGCGGACGAGCGGTTTGCCGGCTTGTCCGGTTCGTAGGCCCCAAGCAGGACCGTGACGCTCACCGGAGCCCGATCCGCTCGTTGACCGCCGGCTTCATGACCAGCGGACCCGAGCCGTAGCGCTTGCGCGTCCCGGATACGTTGATCTGGACGAGGATCTCGTCGAGGGCCGCCTTGATCAGCGGAAGGCGCTCATCGTTCCAGCCATGGAATTCGGCCTGCAACAGGCTTCCGAACAGATAGGCGTCGGGGTGCTTGGTGAGCAGCCAATTGGTCTCGTTCGCAAGCGTCAGCGAGGGCAGGCAAGCCCGGTAGGTGAGCAGCGCCGAATAGCTGATGTCCGGCACGGGCCAGAACGCGAACTTGCCCGCGACAATCGCGAATTCGGTCGGCTGTCCCGTCGTCGGATCGCCGTTCGGAAGCTTCGGCAGGGCATAGAAATCCGCCGGGGATCTCTGAATGAAGGCGGTGTATCCGGGAATGCCGAACGCGCGGATGCTATCGAAGTCTGCCGGCAGAAGGTTGGTCGCGGCAGGCGTGACGCTGATCTGCGTCTCCATGTCGGGCATGACGAGTTCGCGCCGGAAACGCGCTTCCGCCAGGCGAATGAAATCCGGAATGCGCTCGCCCAGATCGTCGCGCTCCAGCCACGACGCAATCACCAGCTTGAGCCCGGAGTAGCTGGTGAGGTCGTTTACTGTGTCTGCGTCGATGTAGATGGTCATCGCTACCTCAGTTCGGTTTCAGGGCGACGACAAGCAGCGACATGACGGCGACATTCGATATTGCCGCCTCGACGCCAGTGGCCGTAGGCGACCGGAAGACAGTCGATGGAATCGAATATCCGACCGACCGTGCGCCGGTAGCGCCCGTGTCTCCGGCAGATACCGAAATCGGCGCCGGACGTCCGGTGAGCGATGCCCCATAAACGCCGGCTTGCCCGACCTTGAGGACTTGCTGCAATCCGCCCGTCCACGCGCTCAAATAGCCGGCACCGCCGTCCGTGATCGGTATATAGTTCGGCGTGAGCCCGGCCGTTCGATCCGCGACCGCAAAGCCGAACATCGGCAAATTTGCCTGTGTCGTCGTCAGCGTCGCGCTGACCGAGCTGCGATTGCTCCCCGCATAGGGGTCTGCCGCGACCGCGTTGACCACGCTGCCGATTGCCGGCCATCCGGTAGGCGATACGACCTCGACGACGATAAGCGTGCCGCCCGTGATCGAACCGGTAGCGCCGAGAGACTCGGATGTAGTCCCTCCCGCAGCGTCGATTTTGCCATATAGCCGGCTGAATTGGTTGGTGGCGCCGCGGACCCCGTCGAGCAGCGTCCAACCCGTGGTCGTCCCCGGCGTCGTGTTGCCGTTGTACTGGACTTCCCATGCCAGAATGAGGCTTCCGGCAAGCGTTGGTTGACGGAACGTCGCCGTCCACGTCTGTCCCGTCGTGTTGCCGTTTCCGACCATCACGCGCGCGTACTGCCGGATCGTGCAACCTCCGCCCAATGGCTGAGGGTCTGCGCTGCCAAGCGTGAACGTTGGGCTCGCCGCATTCACCTTTGCGAAATTCGACGAAGGCGGCGCGATATTGTCGGCGTGATAGGTGTTGACGTTGACGGTAATCGTCGAGCCGCCGCCATCCACGACATCGATCAGGCCGCCGACTGACTGCTTCAGGACCGCGCCATCCTCGTCGAAGATATCGAAGTCGGCGTTGGTGTTGACGCTCTTGTTGGCGGAATGGAACGCGCAGATATGGACGTTCGGCACGCGCAGCCCGCCCCACGTCGAATAGTCGGTGTTGAAACCGCTATCCATGCAGGTGAAGTGCGTGTCGCCGCCGAACACGATGCACTTGCCGTTCAGGCCGTTCGTGATGATCGAATCACAGATGGCCTGCTGCTCGACCGCATGGCCCGACAACTGGAAGTTGTAGTTGTCCTGCCACCCGATATGCGGCCACCCGTTCGGGAACATGATGAACACGAACTGCCCAGCCGACGCCGCTGCGGCAAGCTCGCTCTGCACCCATGCAAGCTGGGTCGCGCCGATTTGCTGCGTCGAGGCGTAGACCGTCGCGCTCGCGGGGATCGTAACCGTGTTGTTTAGATCGAGGATCCAGACCCACCCATTGCCGGATGTACCCTGTTGCACGACGTTCGTGATGATCGTGCCGGCAGGCACGCTGGCGCCCGCAGCATCGCAGCGAATGTCGTAGCCTGGAACCGGGAAGTAGCCGGTCGTGAACTGGCCCGAACTGAGCGTGAGCGTGACCTGATTGACGCTTGTTTGTGCGCTCGCGCCGTTTGCGGTCGAGAAGCCCCAACGCTTGCGGCTGCGGGTATCGAGCATGATGACGCGGACGCGACCGCGAACGAACGAATAGCTATTGGCACCTGTGCTATCGCCGACCGGTGGCGAGGCGATAGGCTGGCGACGCCGGAACGCGTTGGTGCAGGCAGTCCAATAGGAGGGCGCGACATAGCCATAGTTTCCGCCGCCGCCGAACGGGCCGCCGATGTTGGTGTCCGAGCCCATGAACTGCCCGG